CTGCGCCGTCTGCGTCAACGTCGTTCATGGTGATTGAGCCAACGTATTTATCAGTGCCGTCTGTACCAATCTTCAAAGAGCTTGTAGAGATGGTAGTAGGAACCCAGATTGTGTAAACAACACCTTCGTTGTTAACTGTGCTTGGGTCTTGACCGGGGCCAGATGTAACGGGATTAGTTGAAACATTGATTGCGGGTAATGTCAATGTCAATGCCGCTGCCAAAGAACCACCAACCGCAATAATGCGACCGCCGTGAGCTTCTGGGCTTAATGTGGTACTTGTCGTGATCTCAACAACAGTCGCTGGGCCTTGTTGATATAAACCGCCCAATGAACGAAGTGGGCCTTGAAACGTAGTACGTGCCATGATTTTTCCTTACATGCAAGTTGGGGTGTTCTGTCTGCATGTCGTCAGCCGGGACTGTCAGAACACCGGATAAGCCCGGAATAAAGTCAATATACAACAAAAGAAAAGGGGGCACAAGGCCCCCCTTTAAATATTTCCTAAGAAATATTAAGCGCCGGGCGAACCGAAGATGCCCAGAGGATCAGAAACGCCGAAGCTATAACGCTCGCGAGACTTGTAACGGGCATTGCCTGTATCAAAGTCAGCGTCCATGCTGTTCTGCAATGGAGTACGAACAAAGTGCTTCAAGCCGTTAGGCACATCAGTGCACAAGAACCAAGCGTTGGTGTCTGTCAAGTAGTGGTTAATTGCATAACCACCAGCGATAGAACCATTGTTCTTCAATGCGTTGATGTCGTTGTCAGCAGTGCCAACACGCAGTTCAGTTTCCAACAAGCGGGTTGCAACGAATTGCAAGCTTGGGGGAACAATCAACTTAGTGGGCTTGGCTGCAATCAACAAACCACGCTCGTCTGTCCAGCCAGCGATTTGAATAACGGCGGCTTCCAAAGAAGTCTCGTTCAAATCAGCAGCGACTGTGGGACGATTGCTGTTGGTACCACCAGAAACCAAGGGGTGGGCTGTAGAGCAAAGAACAACACCGTCACCATAAGTGGGGCCGCCTGTAAAGGCAGTGTTCAAGATTGCAGCAGCTTTAACTTGCTTGGTGTAAGCCATAGCGCGGGCCAAAGCCTTTGTATAGCGGGCAGACAAAGAGTCATACAAGTTATCTTCAATAGCTTCTTCAGTCAAGCTGAAGCCCATTGCGATAGTCTCGTGTGTGTAACGAGCCGTGAATGCTTCTTGTGCATTGTCATAGCTGATGGCAGAGCCTTCATTCTTGACAGGTGCGGCAGAGAAGCCAGACAGCTTGGTCTCTTCTTCAAAAGAACGCTCAGAAGTCTCGGATTCAAAGATTTCTTTGTGTTCTTCGCCGTACTTCTTGTATTCCAAACCGAACAAAGCGTTCAGACCGGGAAGAAGTTCTTTAAGTAGTTGTGCGCGTGAAATAGCCATGATTTACGCTCCTTATATGCCAGTAGAGTTGTTGTACTGGTGCATAGTTGCGTTAATCTTAACGATAAACTCAACAAATGTATCAGAGCCTGTTGCTGTCTCACGAACCACATCAATGATGCGGATAGGCAGCGTATTAGTAGTAGCTTGAGTGCCTTCATCAATTGCCACTGCTGAATTACCAGTAGTAGTTGAACCAGCGTTTTGAATCAAAGCAATGTTATTACCAATAGCAGAAATACCCATTCCAGCCACGGTTGTGCCTGAAGAACAAGAGACTACTTGGAACAGTGTATCAGGATCATCAGCGACCACAGCGAAGATTTTAGTCCCCGAAGCAATTGCTTGACTGGCTGGATAGTACTGTTGTTGCTGGGGTTGTCCAGTTGACTGGTTAACAAAACTTACGCCTAGAAAAATACCACAAGGAGTGGCAGTTGTTGTGCCAGTATCTTTTTCGATTGTTCCATGTAATACGTTTTACCAAATCACCATAGAAAATGCTGGTGGCATAACCACTTGCAATTTCCATCAGGCGGGTTGAACCCGCAAATACCTGTCCACCAATCAGGTTTACAGGTTTTAGCCCGTAGGGGGCGTCTACCGTTGGATAAGCCATTTAAGACTCCTATAAAATTTAAGTACCTTTGCCAAAAGTCACCTTCGTTGTTCGCTCATTGAAGAGCGGCATACGAGGATCATTTTCGCGCATGAGATTGTGGTCTACCGAGCGCATTTGAGACACAGCTTGATCTTGGAAGAACCCGTTGCGGTCTTGTACCATCTCGGAAGGGGTTTTGCAAAGCATCAAACCACCGATAACGACGTTGTCTTTGAAGCGATCATTCTCGACTCCAGCAACAAAAATCTCGGGGTGATCAACTGCCTTAACGGGCTCCCAGCCCTCTCGGAGTTTTAGGGACACATTCATAGCATCTAACTCGCCACGTGTGCTGATTCGAACCCAATGAAAGTCATAGCCCGGCTCTGGATTAGGAGAGGGTAACGTATCTGGACGAATCCAATTACGCTTACGAACCGTTTGTTCACGAGTTTCCAGTTCACGATTTAGTCTGTTTTCAGCCATTTTGTTTCCTTATTTCCAATGCAACCTGTTCGGCGTAATCTTTTAAAGACACTCCAAGTTTTTTTGCCAGTGCAACCTGCGTGCGTGTCAGCGTAATCTTTTTAGGGGCGACGCTTCGTGTAGCCGGTGCAACAACATTCGCCTTACGGCGAGGCTCTTCAGTCTCTAGGTCGTTGCTCTCGTCAGTAAACTGCTCTGGGAACAACTGTCGCATACGAGAGTTGATCTTCTCGTAGTAATCGTCAGATTGCGGGTTGACGCCCTGTTTGACAAGTTTTTGGTGCAACCCCAGCGCAAAACTTGTCATCTCATCGTCTTCTCCAAACCACTTATTCTTGGATTGCCAAGACGTAGCCCGAGTGTCAACAGACGGTGCTGGGGTGTTGTAAGCAGTTTGTACATCAGAATTATCGTCCTGTAAAGGGGGTATTGTGATGTTTTTTACGCGATCTGCTTTAAGTGTGGCATTTGTAAGTGCTTCTTGCGCTTCTACAAGGGCTTTTGAGTCCCCTGCTTCATAGGCACGGGTGTACTTACTTTTTGCGTTAACAACTTCTTGCGCAACCTGTTTCTTGGCCTGTTCAAGCAATACTTCTTGATTCTTGTTGACCGTACCCTTGAGTTGCTTGTTTTCCTCAACAAGTTGCTGGGCGTAGCGCAGTGCCTCTTGACGCTCGCGTTCCGCAGACTCAGCAACGCGGCGTTGGTCGTGAAAACCTTTGCTGAAGTGTTGCAGTCGCTTTTTGACGCGCTCGGAATACTGCTCCATCTCGTCGTCGGTCAACTCCATAGGAGCCTTGGACTTTTGTTTGCCCCGATCGTCTTCATCACGATCGTCAACCACTTCAATATCTAATTCAGACTCCTCCTTCTCAGCCCTTTCGGGCTTGGCAGGCTTGTCTTCCTTCAAAGGGTCTGATCGACCCTCTATGGTAATTTCAAAATCACCATTGGCTTTTTCCTTTACACCCTTGTCAGCGGCTTCCGCTTTATCGGGATCGGGAAACTCAAACTGTACTTGTTGGTACGCCATAGTTCATTCCTTAAGCACGCGTTACGCCACGCGGATCGGCTACGACGGCATCAATTGAGTCGTCGTTCATAAGACGATACTCAACACCACTCACTCGGACACGGGTGCCAGAGTTAGCGCGGAACACCACGTAGTCACCAACTTTGCACCATGGCCCATCTGGGTAACGGTCTTTGTCGGAGTACGCTTGTGCTCCCATATCGAGTACCAAACCAGTCACAGTCATGAGCATTTCTTCATTGATTGTTTTCTGGGCTTTGATGATTCCCATATCACCAATTGTTTCCTCAACTTGAGGCAGGGCTATAAGCAGCTTGTAGCCAACGGGTTTTGGAAGTTGTAATTCCAATTCTTCGTCGGTAACAGCGTTTTGAACTTCAATTGTCATCGTCATCATCCTGAGAACGCAAAAGGTCTTGAGTTGTTTGCATGGCAAGTTGGAGACCTCGAATCCTACCCACCACTTCCCGATATTCGGAGTGGTCTTTAGCCCCTCCGTTTGCCAGAAACTGTGTTGCAGAGAGCACATCCTCTGCGTATTTTGCGATCAGCACGTCATAGACGGTTTTAGCCATGGATTACTCCCTACTGCCCGGCATTTTGGGCTGTTGTTGTGGTGTTGCTAACACCTTTAAAGCATCGAGACGGAGGCGCTCTTTGGCTTGGTCTTGCTGGGCTTCCACCCGCATACCTTCCTTCATCGCTTCAATCTCAACGCGGTCTTTATCCAACTGCAGTTTCTGTCCTGCAATCTGCATGTCGGCTTGGTCTTTTGCGGCCTTGCGAGACACTTCCATCTCTTGTATCTTGACCTTGGCCTGCTCCAACTGAAACAGCGGGTCTTGTGCTTGCTGTTGTGCTTGCTGCTGCGCGGCGTTTTGCTGATGAGACTGCGTAAGTTGTTTGCCTGCATCTGCAACAAGGCGTGCAAGCTGAACCTCCATGTCTTCTGGCAACTGCTCGTCTGGTGGAGGCAGTGGCACACCAAGGCGTTCCTCGATCTGCTTGCGGTATGAGAAGCCTAAGTGCTCGGCGATGTGTGCTTGCAGTGAAGCCATGATCTGCTGTGCCATGGGGTTCTGACCGATTGTTCCTGCAATCATCGGGTCTTGCATGAACGACGTGTGCGTTGCAATGTGTGCATCGTGATCTTGGTAGATGAATGCCTTCATTGGCTTGCCCACCAACGCTGACATGTTTTCAGACACTGGGTCACGTGGCTTCTGATCTTCGCTCGTTGGCACAATCTTGTCTGCGTTCTTGATGCCCAACACTTCGAGCATCTGACGGTGCAAGTACGGCAAGTCATAAATCTGCGGAGCCTTCTCCGACATCTGGAACGCCGCTTGATACTGCACCACACGTTGCGCCATTGTTGACGCGTTGGGATCAGACACAGGGATGACGTCCACCGACTTGTAGTCTTCGCGGCGTGCGCGTGGGGGGCCTTGCTCTGGCTCGAATGTGTACTCTTCCGGCGCGTAGTCAGCGATAATTTCTTTGAGTAATTTAAACTCTAACTTCATCGCGTAGTGCACGCGGGCTTGCACAGCGGCCATCGGTTTTAATGTGCGCTCAAGCAGTGCAAGTGTTGTACCTACAGGTGCGTTAGCAGACATGTCGCTGATGTTCATATCGCTGATCGCACCGAGGCGTCGGCCTTCTTCTGTAATACGTTGTAACAACGCAAGCAGTGTCTGGCTAGGCTCCTTGTATGGGAGCATCATGATGTTGTCTTTTATTGCGCCTGACGGCACGTCTACATCACGGAACTCTCCCGGTGCAATCGGTGTATCGTCACCCTTTACACGCAGGCCACGTGCTTTTAAGCCGCCGGGTAAGTTAGACAGTGTTCCCGCATCCACCAATTGGCGAATAATTGCGGTTCCGGCGCGTGCGTAGCCGCCGATAATGTGGATCAAACCCAAGCCATAAAAACCAAAACCGGGCACATATACATAGTGCACGAAGTGGTCACGCTTGCGTGTCAACTCATCGTCTGGTTCCCAGTTGCGACGCACAGCAAGAACTTCTTGTGTACCGCGCTCAATAGTCACCACGTATGGTTTTGCTAAGTCATCTTCCTCGTCGTCCACACCATCAATGCACAAGTGCGCATGAATCTCAAGCAGTGTGTAACGCTCGTCGTTAGTCAGCGTGTAGCCACCCTCTTCGGCTTTCTTTTTCTCAATGTCTGTGTGAAACGCAATCGGCTCGCCCAAGTCTTTCTTACAATAGAACCCGCTTGCCATCAAACGATCCATCTCGTTCTTTGTCTTACGCATCACGTGTGTAACACGCTCGGCCTGCTCAATAGTTGACGCACCATAAGGCACGATTACATCTTCTGCTGGGATGTAAATCGCCACTTGACGGCCCATGCTTGGATCGTAATAAACTTTCTTGAACGCAGAACCTGCAAGTCCCAATGAGTACAGCATGCGCTCATGCTCTGGGCGATACTCCACCATGACGTCTGTCAACTGGTAGTTCATGTCTTCCTTGACACGATTAGCCGATTCTTCCTTCTCTTTAGTCACTTTGCCAATGATCTTAGTCTTGACGGGGCCAGAAGGCGGAAACGTTTCACTCATTGTCTCGGCTTGGAAACGGATTGCCGCTTCAGCCAATATGGTGGAGTACACACCACACGCATCATCCCAAGGCTCGGTGCGCTCTTCGTAGCGGAACCCTAGCACCTCAAGACCTTTGACAAACGTATCTGACCATTCTTTGCGGGAGGCTGTGTCAGTAT